TTCCGTTACTACCGATGTACGCAACCGTGCTGCCCGAGCTATTCAACCACTCCGAAATTAGGAGGTTTGTAGCCGAACCTCTTATCGTAAGTGCGACGGTGTTGTTGTTACCCGGATTTATTATATTCGGCTGCAGAGTGGTTGGAACTTTGCGCAAATAGTTATTAAAATTCTGATTTATCGCACTAACTAACGAATTTACTTCGGACTTCGTATATGTATTTGCCAGAGTCGCATACAGAGCGAACTGGTTGTCCAGATAAGTCCGGGTGTATACCTGGCTCAGGTTAGCTTTGGCATTTAAAAGCTGATTTATCTCAGCCTTGGTGTATAAATCGCTTATTCCGCCCAGGTTCGGGGTACAAGACTTGCTGAAATTTTTAGACGACATTACGCGCTCGGCCCCGCTCCTAATCTGCTTTCAACTGGCGCGCAGATCAAATCATTGTTTCCCGAGCTAAGTGATACTTTGACCCGGCCCGGGCGATTACAGAGTGCGGATTCGGACAAACACTTGTTGGGTTTGCCATTGACCACACAGTACAGCTTTTCCCAATACTGACGAGGGGGCGGACTATTGATCGACTGGGGCGGAACATCTTCGGTCGCCACATAGACGCAGGTATAGTCTCCGCAGCCTGAGTCGTACAGTACGACCGAGCCGACTTCGTAGACATACGGCTTTTCGATCTTCGCATCCGACCACATATCCGAGTCCGGGTCAGTCAGGTCGGACCCCCAAGCCGAATCAAACTCTTTCCAACGTGTCAGGAACGGGCGCGGTTCGTAATACTCGTAATCAGCCAGAACCTGGTCGATTGTTGGCAGACCGACCGGCTCGGTCGTACTGACCGAGCACACAACTTCCCACTGTGCAGGGTTAAATGCTCCGGCCGGCGGAGCTATGTTTACCAGTGCGCGGTAGACCACGGTACGATAGCCGTCATTCTCCGATCTGACTATCTCGTCTCCGACTCTGTACGCGTACTGGTCAATATATTTTGCTACACCCCACTTCTCATCGCTCAGCGAGTTTTCGTAACCCCAAGCAATATCGATATTGCCCCATTTCCTAAATATCCCGTTTGTCGGATCGTAAGACCGGTAGGTCTGAAACAACTCGTTAGCGTCTCGTTCGCACGTATTTAGGTACGCCGAAGTACACGAGGTGTCGACAATATCGGACACCTCAATACCCTTCGACGCCAAGGCCTGAAGCTGCGACGCAGTAAAGCAGCTAGGAGGCTGCCCTCCAAAAGCCTTGGCCGCCACTTTTTAGACCTCAGGAGAACCGGAAGTTGTCGGAAACCAGAGTTAATTCGAGCGTGCTCGGGTTACCACTGGTCCGGTCGACTTGACCGAAAGTGAGCGAAGAAAGCTGAGCGTCGAGCAGCAGAAGCTGACGGCTACCGAGACGCTGCGGGTTTTCACCACAGGTGACCGGAGTCACACTGACAGTGATGAAATCGCAATTTCCCGTAGTCCAGAAGTCGACGATTTCGTCGTGCTTTGTAGGATCGAAAGGAGTGGACAGAGTCATTTCCTTGATCACTTTGGGGCCGCGGAGATTGTAGATCCGCTGTCTAACACCATCAGCGTACTGAGTGGTGGTCGCGGTATCAGACAGCCCGGTAAACGAAGTGAAGTAAAGGGACATCCACGGAGAAGCCTGGACCAGATACTGTGACTGGGTAATCGGACGAATCTGTAGCATTTTAATAACGAGGTTTTATGGAGTTGTGTATCTCCGCCTAAACTGCTTTCAACTATAGTACGGAGCGAAATGTGACCAGTACCCTGTTGACTCGGGGTTCAGTACTACGCACTCATGATGTACGTGATGACGGTTGAGACGGTAAGAGAGCAGGTAGATAGAAATGAGTCGGGACACCTGGTCAGGTGTAAAGTCCTCGCTACGAATAGCGATGTTCTCGAATTCCTGCAGATCCCGACGAAGCTCGAAGTGCTCGGACGGAATTATACGATGAGACCCTCTGATCTCGTCGAGTAAACGCTTAGTAACAAAGACGATGTCGCCTGGCGACGTATACTCGTCTATATCTATCCGTGAAGACTCGGCATTCGTACTACTTATACCCGTAGCAATACGGTCCCAGCCGACTTCATCAATACCGCCTTGCGAGAAACGCTCGGCGATAATCTTGGAAACCTTGTCCTTCGTAGTTTTGTCCTTGAGGTCGCCGTTCTCATCAAACTCGGTAAAGTCGAGGTTCTCGGCCGAAACCGGGACCACACTGGACACCATTCGACCAATCGCGCTTTCTCCCAGAACCGGCCCGGTTTCCTTGCTCTCCGACATACCCGGCATGCCCGCATCCATCGCGGGCATTTCCGATTTCTCAAGCGACGGGATCTCCAGCTTGTCTCTGACCCAATCCAGGTCGGTGACCGTATAGCCGATAGCCTGAAGCTGAGTCAGCATCTGGACCACTTTGACCGGGTCTTCGCGCTGCTCAAGGTCTTCGAAGTTACGGCGAAGGCGGGGAACCGAAGCGCCGGGGTAATTGAGCTCGACAATCCATCGTATCAGCGTGGCGTTAAGAGTTTCGTCGAGTTCTTCGCTAAAAGCCTTGGCCTTTCTCATCCTCACGCTGTCGGCCACGGAGTCACGCGCATACGACCCGGTCGAGCCGGTATCCTGGCCCACAGTCGACTCGCCGTTGACAAGAAAACTGATCTGCTGGTCGATGTAGGTTACCAGGCTTTGGTAGATTTCCGGCTTACCCGCACCGCCTTCCAGCCACTTCACATCCATTTCATCAGGCAAGACGATCGATGTCTCTTGCCCCAACCTCTGCAGCGCGGTCAAGAGCGAATTGATCTCTTCTTCCGGCGTACCCAGGCTAAACTTGCCCACCGCGGTCGGTGTGGTGTGTTTGTCGGCGTACTGGAGCCAAAAACTCATCAGCGTACGGCGAAACTCTACGAGGCTGTAGAGCTGACGGCCCAGACCGGTGCCGTACGGGTCCATGTTGTTGCTGTAGGCCCAGTGCCGATGGATCACCATGCTCCGGAGCGGAACAGGCAGACCTTCTACGGCAGACTGAATCGTAATAACCCGCGGACTGATCGAACCGTCTTCGTTCAAAATGAACTGGATACGGCGAGGGTCTCGAATCTTGATTTCTGAAGGCACGATGTAGCTTCCCTGCCTCATCCAGCAGATTTCGCCAATGCTGATTCCGAGAATCAGCGATTCGCACATTCCGCGTACAAAAGCATCGAAGCCGGAGTTCGAACTGACCAGCATGTCACGACCCCGGCTTTGCCGGGTGTTCGAACCCATGTGATAAATGGCCTGACGAACAAACTCGGCCACTTCTTCGTCACGGTCGGTATCTGAAGCCGGAAATACTTCCCATTTACGCTGAATTATCTCGCCAACCAGCTTTTCCCAAGCCGCTATGACCGAACTGTCATTGAACAACCGAGTATAGTGCTCGATTGCACGCGGACCGCCGCCAGCCTCTTCGATGAGAATGTCATCGCGCCGGGGCAGAATCGCTCCGGTCAGTACGGTCGGCAGTCCGCCCCAGGTGTACGGGTCGGATTTATAACCGGCCAGATTACCCTGACTTACCCCGAGCGAGTAAAGACGGTCGTTATATCCAGTCTTTACGACACGTTTAGGGGTCTGATCTTCATCGGACGACATGGGTAATGCTACTACTCTTCCGAGCTTTCAACGCGAGAATGGTACACGACGTCGAGATTTAGTATGGTGTCGTACAATTGTTCGCGACTTATCTGACCATTTTCGTACATTTCAATTGTTTCTTCCGCACCCTCGACACAGACTCCGTACTTCGAGTCGGTCAGCAGATTGACGCCCTCCATGATCTCTGTGCTGTTCGGAGACGGAGCTCCATCCTTTTTAAGTCGTCTCGCCATTGGACTAGATAAGTAGGTAGGTGTTGTTGCCACCTTTGCTGCCAACCCTCAACATGGCTGAGTTCGGTAGGCGGGTGGTTCTTGAACTCTCTTCGTAACAAGTAAATCGCCGCTTCAACGAACTGTTCGTTATTCTGTTCGAACGAACGAGAAAACGCAGACGGTTCGATGTGTGCGTAGTGCTTTTGAAGCTCGACGAATAACGGCGAGCTCGTTATGCACTGAGTCTTTATTGTATCACAATCGAGCCGTAATGCGTCGAGTTGTTCGTAAATAAGGCGTTGGTCCCAAGTGTCCTCGGACTCTCTGACCATGTCTGCCGCTTTCATGACCCTCAACTTCCCGTGCTTCTCGACCATCTTGGCCAGCTCGTCGGCGAAGCCGAGCGTGGTCTTGGAGTCCTTGGCTTTAGGCCAACGCCCCATACGCCGTCCACACCACGAAGCGGAGATGAAAAACGCAAGGATCTGGATTGAAACTTGATCGGGATTATCGATCTGTTTCGCCCGTATCAACGCGCCGCTGCTGACCCGCGACTTCGCAATCAAACCGATATGGTTAGGATCGCACTGTCCGGCCGATGTGTCCGAGTTGAAGTCCAGGTCGTCGTTCGGATTAACCTCTGACGACCCGGTCTCCAAAGCTTTCATCTCCCTCTCATGTCTGTGATTCTCCCGAGTCTTCCACTTGTCGTGCTCGAGCACTTCTTTCAACATTTCTGGAGTCAGATTTAGCCGACTTAGGTCGGCTAGCTGCTTTAGCAGATCCGGTGTCATCTTTCAATCTTAGTGGGTCGTTCTGGGCCATGATGAGCACATCGCGGTAAGTCCAGGAAAAAATAAGACGAGTCACAGAATGGGCGGGCAGCCTGGCCGAGTCGACTCCGCGGAACATCAGGCTGTTC